ATCTACCATAGCCATAAAGCCACTCTCCAAGGAGGACTGCACTGTACCATAGAGGGCCTGTGTTTCCTTTATCCTAGCCAGCTTGAGGTTATAGACTTCTAGCTCTTTTACTGTGTTGGCTATCTCCTTAGGAGAATACTTTATCTTAGAGTTAGCTATAGCTCTTTCTACTTGGGCCTGTTCCCTACTGACACCCAACAGTTTAGTGTCTAAGGCTATGCGCTTCTGTAGGTCTAGTAGGGCGTCCCTTTGGGTACCACCCTGTTTCTTTTTCCCTTTAGAAGGCTTATCCGTGTACCTAGAATCCGCAATGTAAGCCCCCTCGCCCCCAAATGCGTCTAAACCCGTAGGTACAGCCCCAAACTCTCCAAGAAGACCTCCTGTATTAAAGGACGCAGCCACCTCAAGGTTAGAGGCAATCCTTGCAGCTTCATCTGCGGCATCACTTAATTTTGAACCTAGACCTTCGGCACCTGCTGTGGCTCTTGTGGCCGCACCAAGGACCGCATCAAGGTTGTCTACAATCTGCTGTACGTCGGTAGGTATTTTACCGGAGGCAAACCCCATACCTTTAATGACATTTAGAGCATTAGCTGCGCTGTCTCGGATAGCCTCCATACTACCTGAACTGTTTACACCTTTCAGAGCTTTGTTTAGTAGAGTTACCTGATCTGGCAGAAGACCTAAGGCATCTGCAACATCTAACATTTTCTCCTCAAAGCCAGCTATCGCTTCAGCTACAGTAACATCCAATACGGTGCCAGTTTCAGTATTACTTCTCTTAACCTTGTCGAGACTTTTCTGTATGTTTTCCAGCTTAGCTGCTGCTTCGGATAGGTCCTGATTGAACAAACCTGTGCCCGTGGAAAGAGTATCCATAGCTCTACTTAAGGCCACATTCATCATAAGGCTTTGTAGGTCACGCATATGATCCGCCATAGAGCCGAACTTCTCGTCAAGCTCCTCTGTAGGCATTAGGCTTATACTTACAGCCCTCTCGTAGTTATTTATTGCAGAGGTTAAAGATTGTATATTGCTCTCTACACCTTTAGATTCCTCTTTAACTCTCATCAAAGCCCCTGCTACCGCAGAAATCACAGGTACAACGACACCTAGTGCAGAGAAAGCCATGATAGCTCTTGTACTGGTAGCCAGCATAGAGAATGTACCAATAAGCTGTGTAGCCTGTTGACTAAATGCGATAAGGGGACTTGTGCCCGATTGAACCTGTACTGCAAAGTCACCAAACTGATAACCAGCCTGTTGAGCAAGAACACCTGTCCTGTTAGCCCTTTTACCTACAACTTGAACATGAGAAGCTGCGTTCTTTGAGGCTGCTGATAACCTGTTCGTAGAGTCAGTCAATTGGTCCGTAGCTTTAGAAGACTTGTAAACCTCACGAGAGTATGCCATAAGAGAGTTTCTGGCGGCAATGTTACCCTTGAACAAACTTTGCATCCTGCTGGCTATCTGACCAACAGACTTAGAGTACTGGTCCTGATTTATCTCGCCCTTCCTAAGAGTGCCCGCAAGGCTCTTGACTTCCTTTTCTGCCTTATCAACCTCTTTAGTAAAACGGGAAAACTCTGTATAGTCAACTCCCACCTTAAGATTAATATTGTTATTAGCCATTAGCCACCCTCATATACACTCTGTCAATACTCATAATAGCCTCTATATCTCTAGTGCTAACTACAGTATTGGTAAGTTCTTTCCACGCTTTAATCTGTTCGTAAGTTATCGGGTTGGGTCCGCTAAATCCAGCAGTTCTGCTGTTGTTCAACGAAATAAAGGCAGACCAAACATGAGACACTAACTCAGGGAACCTTGGTCCCTCTAGTTCTTGTGGCTTACGTCCGATCTGCCTTTCTACTTGTTCTAAATGTTCTCGTACTGTCACACCATCCTGATCGGGTTTATTTAGGGAGAATGTGTGTTCAGCAAACTCCTCTAGTTGACCAATCAGGCTTAAGTAAAAGCCTCAAAGGAACCTAGAGCCTCCTCAAGTTGAGGTTTCAGCCAGAAGAGTTCTTCATAGATTTCTTTAGCTTTAGCTTCTGTCAGCTTAATCTGCTTATCATCATAAGTGATGTTCCAAGACTTAGTAGCTTTAGCTAGAAGCTCGAGGGATGCTTCATCTAGGTCTTTAGCTTTAATATTCATGTCGCCAGTACCTTGTGCTGCCTTGAGGCGCTTATCGGTCTGCTCGTACATAGCTTCTTTGTATACCTTAGCGTGAGGTGCATAAAGTACGATAGTCATATTACTACCATCTTTGTTAGTCAGAGGATCATCATTAACTGGGTGCTTCACTGTAACTTCTACGTCATCACTCTTAGGTGTAAAATCTTTTAAATCCATTGTCGGGTTCCTTTATGTTTATAGTCGGGTTAAGTTAATTGGGGCCAGCACCACCCGACATAGCACTAGCCCCTCCCTTACGGGATTCTTATGAGCGTGTGATCTTCAGGTTAGTAGCTTCTGTGCTATCGTACAGTGCCACAAAAGACATGCTGATAGTTATGCTGTTAGGTCCATCTACACCTACGTCAGCACTGTTAATCTTGACACGAGGGAATAAGAAGGTATATTCATTAGAGCCTGTAGGATCATCTACGGATACAGACAACTCAGTTTCAGTCTCATTCAAGAAGCGAGTAATAAGGGCTGCGTCCTCAAAGTATGCGGTGAGAGTACCTTCGATCTCAGCACGTCCAACTTCCAAGGCTGGGGCACTATCGTCACCAATAACAAAGGTGGGCGCGAAGGAATTGTTCAAGGTAAAGTCGATACCTGTCACGACACCGGATGCAGAGGAAGCACCTACGTTACCAATAGCTACGGCACCTGAGTATGCGTCAAATGGTGCATTGCCTGAGGCTGCGTCTTGGGTCTTCTCTGTGGCACCGATAGTCATATCCTTACCAACCATAGTGAAGGTAGAAGTAACCATCTGTTTAGGTGCGATAGACAAGGCAAGAGAGGATACTGTACAACCCGTGAACAGTCTGGCTTGGTCAATATCAGCAGCGTAGTCTTCGATAGAGAAATACTTAGGTGTAGTACCAACCTTGAGTACGTCTGTAGCCCAAGTGTTAAGCATTGCAGACTCTAGGAAAGCATCATAGTCACCCTTACGTAGGTCAACTACAACATCACCACCAACTTGACGATTGCCATGACGATCCACGCGAGGCATACGGTCAGCTTGAATATCGTTACCTGCTACTCGATCTTTAGTGAGGTTCAAGGATTGTGTACTGAAGGGAAGGTTAGTAAAGTTACCTGCTGGCGTAGTACCGAAAGTAGACTCCACAATGTAGGATAGGCTAGAGCGTGAACCCTGTGCAAATGTAGGCATTTAATTCTCCATTAGTTATATATGTACCAGCCAATATCAACTGGGATAAGATACCAAGGGGCATCGACAAGGGCGTTACTTCTCTCGGCGTAAGAAATGAAAACTGTGTAGTCTGCACTTCCATCGTTGTATGTTATGTCTGTAGTAGCCTCGAAGCGTTCTAGTAGCTTCTTAACGATAGCTTCACAGGCTGAGGGTCCAGTACCTTCAGGGGAATACACGTTAAGCGAGAATATACCTTGATACCTCTGTTGCGGGTTAAGTCCTATTACGTCAGGTCTACGAAGGGTTGGGGTATAGGCTACCTTAATGAAGCTCTGACCTGTCGTAGGGCTGTATGTGACGTTCTCATAGGCTATGTCGGGTAAACCTGAGGTGCTAGCTAGGTGAGTCTCTAAGGCCGCTCTTATGATAGGGTTAATGTCAGCCATAAAGATTCCTCAACCTTGCAAATATCTGGTATCCGTTAGGAGGCTTAGGTCCGGGAGGATGTGCCCCACCTGCAACACCACGTTCAACAAAACCAGCATGATTAGCGTCATTACGAAGGGTATAAGTCTTAGTCTCTGTAGGATCATTGTTAGCGAATACAGACTTAATGTCGCCTACCAGTAAACCTCTACCCTCTGCCCTGTCAGCTTCAGAACCAGTCTTAACAGGGAACCTCCACCTAGC